TGCGGATGGGCAAAGTGATGCTCTGTTGGGCGTTGTATGACAGGAATATCATATCTAAATAACCCCAAGTGACTACAAAGTGGGGTAAGTGTCAAAAGAAAAGGGAGGCCGAAGCCCCCCTTGTCCCATCCATTTGTCCTACTCCGTTCAGCAGTACGCTACAAATATAGGTTACGAACCACGAACAATCGTAGGCTTCGTACCAGAAAGTCCAGCGAATGGATTATTTGCAACTGCACCCAGCAAGAAGTTTGCAGGCACACGCTCTTGACCAGTCAACGTGATGTTGTAGCCAGTCAAGTCACCAAAGGCAGCACCCGTTACGATAGAACCGCCAGTAACTTCAGAGCCATGCTCCAAGCCCATTACCCAAGCGTTTCCGTTGTTGTCCTCTACGACAACCACCGGCTTCGCCCAAGACAGAAGCTTTACTTCCTTGTGGGTGTCCGCATCTTGCTTCTTCAGCACAATGTTCAGCACCTGCTCAAAGAAGGTCGTGCCGTTGTCACGGCTTGAGTTGATAGCCTGCTCAAAGTTTGACGTACCCTTGAGGTCGTAGCAGTAAGCAGAAACAGCAGCCGTAGCAAGCTGGTCAATGACATCCGTGTCAGCCGTATCGTAGCTAACACCAGCGAGGTCAAGTGAGTTGATGAAGTAGACGGCATTCAATCCGCCCACTTGGTCTTTACAGGGCTCAATGCGACCCAGAGTTAAAGTACAAGCCATTTTGTGTTTTGAAATTAAAAAAGGGGATGGGGCTTTGAAACCACCACCCCCCTATGGTTAATCAGTCAGCGGATTAAGCGTAGTAAACTACGTCAGCACCGAAGCCTACCTGTACACCAGCCGTGAAGCGCATTACGAAACGCACGTTCTTTGAGCCGTCAAGGTCAGCCATGTCAAGAACCTTCACCTCGTTGTGGTCCGAAAGGAGTCCAGTTCCGAAGTACAGGTTGCTCTTTTGGGCAAGTACCATTTTGTTGCTACCCAAGCCCGGAGCGTGGAATACACGAACTCCGTCAAAGAACAGGTCTTGACCACCGTACCACAAAGTACCACGATTGTCTACACCATTAGCTCCTTGACCTGAAGCAGCGAATCCACCAAGCGCACGAACGTAAGCCTTGTAAACATTGGTAGGAACGTACAGGTACAGGTCATCCTTGCCGTATACTGCGTTAGGAGCAGCGTCAAGAACCTTGCCCATTTCCGTGATGACGTTAGAAGCCGTCACGCCACCGGTAGCAGCAGTCACGTCAATAACAGTCGTGTCGGCAGCGAGGAGGGCTTGGAATCCGTTGAACTCACCAGCGTTGGCAGTAGCACCAGTCCAGATTTTGCTTTCAACCCACTCGGCAACTTTACCAGCGTTGTAGCCGATGAAGTAGTCAACGAATGAAGTAGGCAACTGGTCAAATGCAGAGTAGCCCATTTGGATGGCTTCCCAATCTGATTCAAAGTCGCTTTTGCAAAGCTCAAGGTTTACCTGCAGGAACTCTGGCTGAAGGATAGCCTCGGTCATGGTCAAGGTAGACGTGTCGGTAAAGTCACAAGTTTGGTCTTTAACGATGTCGTTAAGGTTTACCTTCTTAAGTACTTGCTTGTACTTTACGTTAGGTACAACCTCAATGCCGCCTTTGGCGATGGTGTCACCTGACAAGAGGGCTGCAGAGATGTATTTCCCTGCAAACTCACCTGCGTAGGTAGTAGTGATTGAAGTGGTCGTTGCCATTTTTTATTGGAAAAGTTTAGAAAATACTCGGTCTTTGGTTGTTGCAACACGCTCTGCACCGATGTGAAATTTCAGTTCGTGTTTCTTTTCTACTGGAGCAGCAACGATTGGCTTCTGTGCTGCCATCGCTACTTCAGCTACGGGTGCTTCTTCAGCAACGGCTTCTTCAGCCATTTCCTGTTTTTTACCCATCTCTTGCTTCATCATCTCAACTTCCTCACGGAGTGAGTTTACCATTGCCACGAGGTCACCGATAGACATTTCGGGTTCTTCAGCAGCAGCTTCAATCTCAACCTCAACGGCAGGTTCTTCCTCCATTGCGGCTTCTTTGATTTCCTTGATGATGCCTTCTTCCTCAACAACGAGGATTTTGCCATCTTCAAGTTTATGCTCGCCAACAGGTACGGCAACTCGGTTGCCTTCGCCATCAACGAGGAATGCGTTTGCGCCAGCTTCAAATACTTCGGCTTCCACCATTGTACCATCAGCCAACGTCATAGAGGCAAGCTCCACCTTTTCGGGTGTAAGAGCCAGCTCAATTTTCTTGAATACGTCTTGCAGATTCATAACTAAAAAATAAATAGATTGATATTTGGGGATTTTACTATTGGCCTTTGCCCCCGATAAAGCCAATTCCTTGAGTCCACATGTCGCCCTTGTCGCAGCACTTGGTAGAGTAGGTCACCTTGTCTTTGCATAGGCAGCCTCGCTTGTTGTTCTGTGGCACGGGTGGCTTTGGGCCTTGATTAAATCCTTTCATCGTGATTGCGTGCGTTGGATAAAGAAGATGATGTCCCAAACGAGGATAGCCCCACCGACTGCCGTGAACTGCCAGTAGTTTCCGTTGGTCACGAAGTCCTCATCAACGTAGTATTGGAACACTTGGTGAACTGGGTGTTCTACCCCGTTGCCCTTTGGGAATGTTACCAGCGAGGCCAGACGCTCGTAGGGTGTGCCGTTGCCACCTTCAAGGCGCAGTTCACCGTATGTGCTATTGGCATTTGCTGCACTTGCCTTGAATACGATTGTTGCGATGTAGGTGTCGTTTTCTGCAATGCCATACACACGGCCTGTAGTGGGGTTGTACAGGTCGTTTGGTGTGTTTAGGTATGAGTTGATTGTTGCTCCGTTATTGGGCAGCAGAGCAGGCACTCCATCAGCGAAGGTCAGCTTGTTGCTGGAGGTGTATTGGTTGTCATTCCAACGTACCCAGCCAAGCTCCTGTGCATTGCTTATGTTGAGGTTCACCCATGCACCATTGCGCACAATCCAGTACCCCGTTTCGGTAGATACGATTGCGCCTTCTTCAATGGCGTAAGTCAGGCGTTCAGCATCCGTTACCTTGTCGGTCTGGACTTTGTACGATGTGTTGAGGATGGTACTCATATACGGCCTAATTCTTTGAGTTTAGATTCTGCCCAACGCTTGGCAGCAAGGCCACCCCACAAGAGGTAGCTGATAGTGCCGCAGGCTTGCGTGTCGTTTTCATCGTAGTATTCTTCGGCTCTTGACAGATACGAGTACATACGGGTGATGGTTTCTACAGACACCGGCTTGCCGTCAGCAAGCTGCTGCCCACGAATCTTGCCCACATCGGTAGCACATTTGTTGCCGTTCTTTTCGTTCAGCTCTACGCCACGCTTGGCGTTGTTACGCACGGCCTGTGGGTAGTCCGAGTATGATTCCATCTCAAGGCGTTTGCCAGCCTTTCTGCGTCCGTCTTTTTTGATGATGGCACGCACCGAACCGAAGATGTACTGCTCAAGGATATGCTCCGCCTCTGCCATTTCAATCTGGTTCAACACATCCTGCAGGTTCTCACCACGCATCTTTTCACGCTGGGCAAACCAGCCCTCAATGCTGAAGCCTTTGACCTTGCCCTCTTTGACGTACTCTGTCCAGATGGCTTCGTTGTTGACCTTCATCATCACAACCCAAGTGCCGATGGGGTAGTCCAATCCGTAGGCACGTGTCTTGTCCTTGTCCTCATCCTCAATAATCCAAGACTCCACCACCGATAGGCCATTGAGTTCTTCGGCATGCTCAAGGGTAGCGTTGTTCTGGTTGCCCTTAATCATGTACAACTCGGCTGCTGCACGGATGGTAGCCTCGCTGAAGTAGACGTAGTATTCCTCGCCTGTCTTTTCATCAATGCGGTAGATGGGCTTGTTGGGCACAAGGGCTGCACCAATCAAGATGCGCTTGTCCTCGTTCTGCACTTTGAACTGCACCTGCTGCTTTGACAGAGCAATGAACTGCTCCTCTATGGCTGGGCTTTCAACGATGCTGATAGCATCAACGCCCATTAGCTTGTCATCTTCTAAAATCAGTTCGTAGATTTTCATCCTCCGATTGTTGCGCTGGAGCGAATCTTGCGCTCAAGCTGGTTAGCACTTTGTATATCTTGGTTCACCACATAGGCACGCATGGGCTGACCAAGCATTCCTGCAAGTTGGTTTTCTGTGTTGCCGAACTGGATGTTGGGCGTAAGTGGGGTTGCCGTAGGTGATGACGTAGGGATGCTGGGCTGCGATACACGACCACCCGATGCACCACCTTTTTGGAATCTGGTGTTGGCGATTGTTGCAATCTGTGCTGCACCGGTCACGGCAACGATACCAGCCTTCACGAAGTTGGCTCCCGTCAGGGCATCCTGCGGAACGGCAAGCTGCGTCATGATGGCTGCAGCGGTACTTGCAACGGCTTCGGCTATGCGCAGGGCTTTGGTGATTTTAAAGTTCTTCTCTGCGTTGCGTTCGTTACCCTTGCCAAGTGCATCCACAAGGCCAGCAATAGCACCAAGTGACTGCGACACCAGCTCCACCGATTGGGCTGCTGCTGCGATTTCTCTGGCACGCTCCTCATCAGCGTACTTCTTCTTGATTTGTTTCTTCTTCTCCTCGTACTCGGAAGTTACGGCAGTAGTGTCCTTGCCGGCTTTGATGGCGAGGGTAGTCAATGCAAGGTATTGCTGCTCCGCTGCTGCCAGCTCCTGCTGCTCGGCATTCATATTGGAAGCACGGAACTGCGCTAACGCATCGTTGTAGTTGTTTGTGGCCTGTGATTGCTGCAGCTTCTTTTCATCAGCCACCTTCTTTTGAATTTCAGCAACCTCACGCTCTACCTTTTTGCGCTCCTCGCCTGCTTCAATTTCCTTCTTGGTGCGTTCCTCAAGAGCCTTTGCTTCTTCATCTGCTGCGGTCTTGGCCTCGGTGCGGAGGCCTTTGAGTTCAACCTCAAGCTTTTTGTTCCTGCGTAGGTTCTCGGTTTGCAGTTCGCTGACCCGTGCCTGTGCTTCTGCCAGCGCACGCAAGTCCTCATCCGTAGATTCGCTTAAGGCAATCTGTTCCTTTAGGTAGTTGACGTATGCTTGGGCATTGGCTTGCTCGGCTTTTGCTACCTTGTTCTCAAGTTCAAATGCCCTGCGTACTGCCTTCTCACGCTCCTCTATGGACTTGGTTTGGTCATCGGCAATGAGGCGTGCCTTTGCGATTTCTTTGTTTGCCGTAGCACGCAGTTTGATGAGGTCACGCTCCCTGTCTTCAATGTTGTCAAGCTGCTCGGCAAGGCGTGCGCCTTCTTTGGTTTCACGGGCTATCTCATCACCCAGTCCCTTGAATGCGTTTTTAACGCCCTCTACTGCACCTTTGAAGTCACCGCTGAACAACTTGACCAGCGATTCACCAAGTCCAATTACACGGTCTAAAACGACCTTGACGGCTGCGCTAACTCCGCCCATAATCTTGGCGAACTGGTCAGCACCCCGTGAGGTCTGCGTGAAGTAGGTAAACAATGAACCAAGCGCAACCACCAACGCACCCAAGCCGGTGGCAATGAGTGCGCCCTTGAGCGTGGTGAGCGAACCTAAAAATGTTTTTACGCCACCAACCACGGCCTTGAAGCCAGATGCAGCACCACCCGTAAACTTATCAATGGCCTCCGTAGCAGAGGACATGGTTTCGTTTAGGTTGTCTGTTTGCTTGTTGGTGTCGGCAAGGGCTTTGTTGACCTCCTCAATGTTGAGCAAGGCCTCACCATTTTCAACCTTTAGCTTGATTACTTTCTCAACCGCCATTGCCTTTTTATTTGCTCTTTTGCTTCTGCCCAGCTTTCAATGATTTCCCACTTGCCCTTTGCGATTTCAATCTCCTCGCAGATTCCGTAGTGGTCACCCTTCAAAGCGTTAATTAAAGAACCTATATTCATAGCAGTTGTTGTCTTTCAGCCATTATGCTCC